CATTTTACACGGGCACAATTATCCCAACCATCTCCCCAGAATACATCAAAGAGGTTGCGAGTAATGTACTTATACTTTAGCTCCATAACTGACTCCATTGACTACGGGCAAAATTACCCACATAACACACTCGTAGATTGCCGACTGGGCCTGAACGCCCTGCGGACAATCATACGAATGTACTATAAGAATATTTTACTATGCAACACAACTAAAATAACCAGGGTCAAGTAGTTGTAACAATAATATAAAAATAATAAGACATAAGATACCAAATACAAAACTTAATACAAGTTTATCCATTGCAGTATACTTGTGACAATATTTAGGAACTAGCTTGTCAAAGTCATGTTCACAATTACACATTTAATTTCTCATTAATTAATTGACGATTAGTTTCAGATAGTTTACTTAATACAAATGCACAACCATATCTTTCAATACAATCTTCAAACTCATTAATAGTAAAATAAAAATGAGCTTCTTCTTGATCTATTTGAGCATCAAGTTCTTGGTGATTATCAAAATCATCTGCCATTATATTCTCCTTTGTAGAATATCATTTTATCATACTTTGCAACATATGTAACATTCCAATACTTTGGTTTACTAATGGACGTATCATGAAAATAATTAGCGTCCCCAACTGGATTGGACGCATAATTATGAATGATACGATAAGCTTTGTGTCTATATTGTGCTAAGACTAACTCTGAAGGATACTTTTTAACTCCTTGTTTTAATTGAGTAATATAATGAAATGCACCAGGTTTATGTGTTACTTTACAAACTTTATCAGGATTGTACTTGGCACGATTCATTACAACATATCCAACAGCATTTTGCACAATTTCAGTTTGAGTACCTGCTTCTCCATATAATATTAATGCTAAACAAAATGATGGTGTTAACATAGAATTGCCCTATTTGAACATACTTTAAGGTGACCGACCTAGAAAAAACCTACGATTACTCGTAGATTTCTTCCATTAAGTCGTGCTCAATTGCAAGATACTCAATGTAATCAACTTCAGATATCTTGGCTTCTCTTTCTATTCTCCAACCTTTGTAGAAAAGGAAGTCAGATAGCTCATCATAAAACATAGTAGCATTTGTATTTGTATTACGAAGTTTATAGAATTTATCTAACATTGTTTATCCTTAGGTGAAAGGGATAGTCAATTACTACCCCTTAGTTGATGAAAGTTAAGCTACTTGACCATAGTCAGCAGAGTTTGTTTGATTCTCTGGAACGATTTCTGCTCTGCCACGATTGTCACGAACAGCTGCTTCTTTCTTGTATGATTCACGAAGACTTGCGATCTCATCTACTAAATCGTAGACTTCTTTAGCTAGTGGATTCTTGAATCTTGGATTACTCATTTGATACGCTACTTTTTCTAAACTTTGTTGTGCTAAGAATAAGAGCATACCAGCTGGTGCTTTTGCAACTATTGCGTTGTAAGTCTCAAAGTCAAATGAAGGACCAGAGTATACTTTTGTAGATGTAGTCATGTTATGATTTCCTTTATGTTATATTTTAAATTTTAAGAGAGGAACTACTCCCACTTGCTGAGAGTAGTTACTCGGTAGGTATTACTATTCTGTTTCAAGTGAATCTAAGTAAGCTTCATATTCTGCATCTTGGTCTGCCAATGACCACATAGCATCATAGTCATCACTATCCATATCATCATATGAGGAATTATATGCTGGGTCCATGTAATTGAATAGCCATTCTTGCTTTGGTGCTTCTGTGTAAATCATATTGTACTCCTTAAGATAAAGTTACACACCGAATGTGGTGTGCGAGTTAATGCTCATAACGATTAGGTTCTGTCAAGGATTTACAGCCACAGGCTGCGTCTTTATTTTGATACAAAGAAAAGGCCGTAGGCCTAATTAAATATAAAGCCAGTCAAAATAATGATGTCCTTTACAGGTTCTAATCGTAATCGAGACCTTGTCTCGCTAAGCACTTTGGTGTGTTGGCCACCCGGCCTGAGGGAAGGTACATACATAGGGATCTACCCAACGGATTACAATAAGAACAGGCTGTAAGCCGAATAAGATAGGAATAAAGGTATGATATTAACACTATTACTTAGGGTTTTTAATGCACTTACAATACATTTGCCAAGATAATTTGAGTGATTACAATTCTCCCAAAATTTTTATAGGAATCATCAGGATAAGTTAGATAGTTATAGGGTATATAGTGTGGTATAAGATAAGGATATGGGTACCACATCACTGATTCTTATCCTTAGGCTTAGATGTTACTCTAATCCAATCCTTATAGATATCGTCTATAGGGGGGGATAGGTAACTATTCTAGTTGATTTATAGTGGGATCACCTCTATGATACGAAAGAGGTATTTGGACGATAACGATTACATCCTGAAAGGACTAGGTGCTCGGTGTGATACTAAAAGCGAATCATGTCACACCTCGCATAGCTCGGTACTGGGTATAAAGTACTTGACTTTTAGTTATTAGTGTGATATAATTAATAATTACTAATTACTATTAATAATTACTATTACTATAACTATTACTATAACTAATATAAATAACTATAATAATAATAATAATAGTTATATAAAAAACAAATAAACTACGTCTTAAAGAAAATATAAATATAACTTGACTTTTAAAATAGATTATGGTATAATTATTGTATACTTCGTCTAAAGAGAAAACAAACTATGCCTTTCCAAACTAATGGTAAACGAGATTACAAAAAAGAACTTAACTGGGAAAAGACTTCTAAACCTACTAGGGTTAAAGATAGAGCTAAAAGAAACTCAGCTAGAAGAGTATCTGGTCTTTCTGTAGGAGATACTAGACAAGTTGATCACAAGAAACCTCTTTCTAGTGGAGGAACGAATAGCAAGACTAACCTTAGGGTTGTCTCTGCTAAAACTAATTTAACTAAAGAGGCTCTTCGTAAGAAGAAAAAGTCTAATGGCAGGTCGTAGATCAATTGAAGATACAAATAAAATAAGAGAAGCAAACGGGTTACCCCTAATCCAAAAGAAAGAACCTAAGAGTAAAGCAATTCTTCCTGAAAGTAAAAAGGCTAGGTCTCAAGAAGTTTTGGCTACCATGCTTGGTCGTAAAGGTAAGAATGTAGTCCAGAAGGTTTTAGATAAAGCACTCAATGATGAAGATGATGATCAGATGGCTTGTCTTAAACTAGTTATGGATCGTATTCTTCCAGCAGATTATCTAGCTAAGGTTAAAGGGAAATCAAATCAGATCTCAATTCAGATTATGGGTGTAGGTGAAACTACAATTCAATCTTCTGAAGAAGAGGAAGAAGAAGATCTAGTTGACATTGAATATGAGGAAGTAACTAATAACGATGGACAAGAATGATAATAATTTTACTCCTTTTGCTATTATTAGGGATTGGTATTCTAAGCCTGGCTATTTTGACATGAAACGTGTAGCAGAAAAACCAGGTAATGAACTCTATGGTTCTGGAGGAACAGTTCTTGGAGCTAGTGATGCCTATCGTCATATTGTAGGTCAAGCTCTTTATGCTAGAAAGTTTGGAGAAACTATAGCAGGAGCTTTAGGTAAAGTTAATGAAATGCATTTATCTGAACAAGATCAAAAACTTTACAAAGAAGAATCTGATATGGATACAAAGAATAATGCTATTGGTTTAGAAATAGCAAGGAAAGCTAAAACAGAAGAAGATGTTTATAGAATGGCAAAAGAAGCCATAGAAAATAAAGAAGCTTTCTACTATGATAATATTACAGCTAATAGAAAACGCATAGAGACAGATGCTAAAAAAGAAAACATGCTTTATTAATTTTGGCTAATCTACAAGTAAAATTACATGATAAGCAACTTGAGGTCTTTAATAATAAGACACGTTTTAAAGTTGTAGCAGCAGGTAGACGGTTTGGTAAGAGTCGACTAGCTGCATGGATGCTTCTCATTGAAGCGTTAAAGAGTAAAAGTAAAGATGTGTTCTATGTTGCTCCAACCTACCAACAAGCTAAAGATATTCTTTGGGGGTTACTAAAAGAACTAGGACATGAAGTAATTACAGCTGCACATGAAAACACTTCTATCCTTACATTAGTAAATGGAAGAAAGATTTTCTTAACGGGTGCAGACAGACCTGATACACTTCGGGGTATGGGTCTAGCTTATGTAGTGATTGATGAGTACGCAGACATTAAACCAAATGTTTGGGAACAAATCCTTCGACCAGCTTTAGCCGATGTACAAGGTGGAGCTATGTTTATAGGAACTCCTAAGGGACGTAATCACTTCTACGAATTATATAAATATGCAGAGAGTGCTAAAGATGTAGAGTGGACTGGATTCC